CCCACTTCTTCGCAAGTCCATTGCCCTGCACTTGGAACAAATGTAACGCCATCAGGACTAACATATACATAACCAGGATTACTTTCGTCTACGCCATCCCCAATTAAAGTTTCTGGCAGTTCTATATCGTAGGAATTTATAGGACTAGAAGTGTTACCTGCTATGTATTCAAAGTAAGTTTCATCTTGTATGTTTGAGCTAGAATTATACTTAAGCATACTTGACCCTAATAGCCTTTGAGCAGAATAGCTAGAAGTGCTTAATGTAGTGTTTATATTATTCTCAATTATTAATACATCAATCGTAAAAGTATTAGTTGAGTGCGAACCACTTGGAATGTCTGGCGTCTGAAATGCTAAGTTTAATGAGTTTAGTCCTTGCGTAAGGTTAGGATAAAAAACTACATGAGCAGAATTTGAATTAGTACTCCAATCAGTAATATTACTTCCACTTGGTTTTCTTATATAATTATTACCTACTTTTAATTTAATGTTTACAAAACAACTATATCCGTTAGTGCTTAATGGTAGAAGTAAATTTATAACCATTGCAAAATTTAATCTTTTTGCAGCCCCGCCAACTATGCTATTATTTAAAGTCTTTGTGTAAGTGTATTTGCTTCCTACTATAGGCATACTAGCCAATTCATCAAGCATATTTGCAGTTTTGTCAAATGCAAGCTTTAAAAATACATACTTTAAAGGGTCATAGAACTCCCATTGATTGCCATTAATAACGCTAGGTATTGAAGTGCTTGATAATACCTTGTTGTAAGTTGGGTCAGTAAATTCATCATATAATAAGTAACCACCTGTTGAACGCGAATAAAAGCGCTCATATCTTGTTTCTGAATCATTCTGATAAGATTGAACTTGATAGAATCTATATATACCATTTGAAAGCATTACACGCATTCCCCAGCTTGCGCAGATTTCTTGTAATACTTCGTAATATGACTTTCCTCTAGCTTCTTTATTTTCTTCTAATATTGCAAATGTCGCAGGTCTTATGGCTGAATATGCTAAAGGGTCAACATCCCCACTTTTGGCTTGCATATTACTTTCATAGTAGCCAACGGCAGTACTGAATAATAATTGTTGAGTAGTATTTGTGTATAATGGAGTTGATTTTAATATCTCATAAATAAGTTGAGTAAAAGAATAATTTACGTTAATAGTTGTTAACGCTAATGTGAACTCTTTGTCTTTTAATCGTGCTAATCCGTCAGTTGCTTGAATAACAAAATCATAAGGTCTTGAATCGTCAGGCTCATTGCCTAAACTCGGTAAAATTACTCCAAGCCAATATAAGCTAGTTTCATCATAAATTGCAACGTGATAAAGGTCTTCTTTTGTAGTTAATACAGATTGATAAATCCAATCTTGTAATAGAGTACCTTCATCGCCTCGTGTTATACCTGCGTAAACTTTGCACGCGCTACCTTTTACAGGTGCATAGATTTCATCGCCTTGCCCCTCGTAAGTAATCTGAAAGCCTTCGCCAAATAATGTTAACTCTGTAACTCCTGTACTATTGTAAGTACTATCCCATAGTTCAACTGTGTACTTTTTCTTACTATGCGTTGTTTTTAAATCGCCTCTGAATCTAACGCCCATTATCTTATCCTCCCATTTTGCCGACGTTGATTATCTGCGCTAATTATAATATCTGTGCCTCTTACCCTGCTGTCTAGCATTAAATATTGACTACCACCTGCGAATACAGGGTTGAACGATTGACCGCCACCTCCACCTGAAAATCCACCTCCACCGCCACCGCCGCCGCCACCGCCTGAAGCCCTACCACTTGCTTGCATTGCGCCGCCCGCTATACCCAAAGCCACACCGCCTGCAATAAGTTTTAAAGATTTTCCACCAAAAAACGGTTCAGCTAAAGCCATAGGAACGCCCATAGCTATCATTGCCGCCCCGATTTGAATTGCGATGCCTCCAAGCATTTGTACAATAGCCTTACCTGCGCTTTCAAAATCTCCTGTAACTAATGCAGCACCTAAGTTAGCGGCTGCACCTGCTAAAGCTTGCGCGGCTGCATCGAATAGCATTTTAGTCAATTCAGATTCTTGTTGAACAACTTCATTGAACCCCTTCCAATTAGCTTTCCATTCGCCCATTCCTTTAAGATTCTCAGCGTTAATTTTAGCCCAACCTTCATTAAGTGCTTTTTGCGTATCCTCGGACATTGACTTAGAAGCTAAATCTTGCAGACCTCCCATAGAAGTGAGCTTAGATTCAAGTTGAACTTGTTGAGCGACTTTTATTGGTTTAGCTCTTTTTGCCTCTTCATCTTGTTGAATTTTAGTTAATTCGTTTTGATAAATTTGCCATAGATATTTCTTTCTATTTTGATAAGTTATATCAGCAATCTCGCCCTTTTGATAAGATTCAACTAAAGAAGATAATTGCTTGTCATATTCATTTTCTGCAATAACTCTACGTTTATCAGCGCCCTCCTTCATAGCTTTAATACGAAGGTCATTAGTTGTAGTAACTATATTAGTTATTCTTTTTTCAGCCTCTTCAATACGTTTAAAACTATCTGCAAGCCTATTATTTGCTTCTTCTGCTTCTGCAGATTCACTTGAGTAAACTAAATAAGCTGCGCCCAATAAAGCTACCGCACCTAAAGCTATTTGCATTGTTCCAGATAAAGCTATAAAAGCCCCTTTAAGAGCTTCAATAGATTGAACCGCTTGAGCTATCCCATTTAAAGCCAACATAGTAGCTATTGCTTTTTCGGCATTTAAACTTTCAACGCCTATAAGTTGCATAACACCTACAAACCCTTGAGCAACATTTGCAGCACCGCCAATTACATCAGCAGTAACTTTCCACTTCTTCTCTGGATGATAGGCGTTTATAACATCGTTAACGTCATCTAATTGGTCTTTAAACATTGCAGCCTTTTGAGCCGCTTGTTGAAACGCTGCGCTATCAGTTCCTAAAGTCATTGCTAATACTTGCGCATCTTTAGCAGTAGTTCTGTAAGCTTGTTGGAGATTTTTAAAACTTTTTGTAGTAGTACTCTCAACCTTAGCACCTACTGCCGCCATTTGCTCGCCCGCGCTTTGCATAGTCGAAGCCGCATCTGTCATCCCTTTTTTTAAGCCAGAAATGTCAGCACCTACTGCTATGTTAATTTGATTACTCATTTTCCTTCGCTATCTTTTTTGCAAGTTCTAATAACTCTTTGTTTTCTTCCGTAAATGTTAAATCCCAAGGGAATGGCATCAGTTTCTTTGGAGTTAAATCATGTCCCTTCTTTGTATGCGGACTTAAAACCCAAGTTCCTAATATCCTTAACCTTTCCCATTCTCCTTTAGTTCGTTCAAATTCTAAATCGTTAAAGCCTTTTAGCGCTTTGAAAAAGTACTTTGGGCTTGACTTAAAAAACTTCTTTTCGCTCCAGCCTAATCTTCCATAAGCCAAACACTCTAAACTATCTATTGTGCTTGGCTCTTCTCGTTTGGGCTAAAGTATGCTGATACTTGTTGCCCAAATTCGTTAACTATCGCCAAAGCCGTTTCAAAATTACCTTTCTCTAACATATCCTCAATCTCTTCTTTAGTTAGCTTACCGCCTGCATACTTGTTACCGATGTAGGCAATAGTGCTAATATTGTTTAAGTCTTTTGATAACTCTCCAATAGTTTCTAAAGTTGTGTTAGTTTCGTTTAATAATTCTTTGATAGCTTTAAAGCTAAACTTCATTTCAATGTTCATATTGTTATACTTAATTTATAATCTTGTTGGGTTACAAATATACCATCCTCCCCGCTAAAGTCATCAAAGTAATCTACCGAGCTATCAAATCTGCACCAATTAACATTGACTCCGTTTAAAGTTTGATTGTAAACGTCTTTAAGTACATCCCGCACTAAGGTAGCTATTTCGCTGCATTGTAATCTAGTAGCGGCTGCAATAGTTACTTGAACGCGGCAAATATCTAACTTACTATCCCCACCAATGCCTAATGTATTGTTTGGTACTTGAGATACTAAACTAACAACAAGTAAAGGTCTGATATTTTTTTGCGGCGCGGTGTCATAGAATAGCCTCCCACCTACTGCGCCCGTAGTTGCTGCGTTATTATTTAGCAAATAAAAGACTGCTACTTGTGCGCTCATTATATTTTAAACCCTTTTCTTTTTGCTTCGTTCAAAATCAAATCTATTAAGCCCTTTTCCATACCACTTATAATACTTTGCTCTTTCTGGTCTTTTGATTTTCTAATCACTCCTGTTGGCTTAATTCTAAACCCTTGTTTTGTGCTATATTTGCCATACTTGCGCCCTGATATACTTTTACCTTGACCTTGTACAGGATAGGCAGAAAATAAGACTCCATACTCTAAGAAGTGCGCATGATTACCGCCACCTTTGCCATATTTTGGCCCTACATAATAAGTAAAGTAAGGGTCATTCTTGCCTTTGCGCTTTCTTTTGAATGCAAGAATAGACTTAACTAAATCTCCTGTCTTATTATGTCCTGCGCTTATGTAGTTTTGCTTAATTTGATTAACTAATGGTTGAGAATTATTTTGAACTATTTTATCTATCGCCGAATAAGGCATTAGCTTTTCAGCGTCTAACATAGCTAATACTTCGCTTAACCCAGATAATTTATAGTTAATCATTGTCTTTGCTTACTGCTTGTATAGTAAAGTAATCTTGATATTCATCCTCTCCAATAGATGTGATATTAAACCACATATCTTTATACTTAATGCGCATAGTTTCGTTTATCGGAGTGCCTTGAGGTCTAATTTTAAATTCTGCAAATCTTCTCGCAGTCTTTTCTTTAGTTTCAAAACCCTCCGATCCGTTAAGCGACTTGTACGAAGCCCACCGAGTATAAAGCAAGCTAAATGAGCGCACTACTTCACCTATACTATTCTTTGTTTCAGAATAAGCATAAATCTCAATGCGCTCTCTTAACTTACCTATTGCTACACCCATTTACTAAGCTTCAGTTTGTGCGCCTGTGCATTGAATTGTACAAGAAAAAGTTTCTACATCTCCCTCTGGTGCAGTTCTGCTAAGACTTGAAATGTAAGCTTGATAAGAATAGGTCTTACCGCTTGCAGCGCCAAATAATGCAGTAACTTTAGTACCTGCTTTAACGGCATCGTTTAACAAGTCAAAACCCGCAGTTGATGTAATAGCTTCATCAAACAAGCCCTCAAAGCTTAATGTAGCGCTTCTGTTTCCTGGAAGAAACTCTCTATCTCCACCGCTATTCTTTGAGGTTGTGTCTATCATATCGGCTGATAATTCAAAGCCTGTAGACTTTCCAAATGCAATTGTAACGGTATTAATCTTAATAACCGTTGCTGTTCCTAATTGTGGCATATATTTATTTTTTTAATTATCAAATTGGCAAATGATACCACTTGCAGTAGTACCTGTTGAAAATACTTTTTTTACTTTTAGCGGGAAGAAACCTACAGGCACGTTAGTAAAGATTATTGCACCGCCTACTCCTGTTGTGGATGCATTATTTGTGTCATCATGAGTAAATGGCAATACTACTAAATCGCCACTCGTGCCGATATACAATGAACCAAAAGTTCTATTGCCTTCTATATCGGTTATGTAATTAGTGTTACTTGGCGTTACTTGAACTGCCGCGTCTGGAATTGTCTTTATCATAATTTTTTATATTAGTTGCGAAAGAAGGAATCGAACCCCCGACCTTCAGATAATGAATCTGATGAGCTGCCTCTGCTCTATTTCGCAATTTATGTGTAAGGGTAAAACAATACCCTAAATGGTGCTATCAAAGATTCATAGGCCATTGGAACTGTGCGCATATCTCCAGGAGTTACCGCTTCTCTATGCTCATACCAATGCCCTACAAGTAATTTAATAGCGTGTTTTAAAGCTTCAGGAACACTTGCCGCTACTCCATAACCACATACGAACTGAATCTCTAAAGCGTTCATCATATCGTACATAGTAGGCAAAGAATCTAATTTAATTCTTGCAGGTTCATTTAGCCTATCAACTTGGTAGCTACCTGTGCTTAATGTTTGTTGAATTTCACTAAGGTCAAAGTACTTTATGTGAGTTACAGATTGTACAGGACACTTGCTCAGCCCCATAAATATCTTAACTTCGTCTTTGTCTAAGCTTAGCTTCCAAGTTTGAGTAATTAATCCCCTCCAAGTATCAGATTCAACTTGTTGCCTCGCTGCTATGATTAAAGCAGTAATTAAAGTATCTTCTACACTTGAATCTACGCGAAGAAACTCTTTAGCTTCGCTTAAGCTAATCGGTTCTGACGTTGGACTTGTTACTAAGCTATAATTCATTTAACTTTCTTTGGTTTTTCTGGAGTTTCTTTAACCTCTTTTGATACGGCAGTTTGCTTAACTTCTTCATCAATGCAAATAGCGTAACCTGCTTCTATTAATTGCTCGGCTTGACCTTCGTTAAGGTCTGCTTCCATACCTTCGCCATAAGCTAAACCAAAAGCGCCAATAGGACTTATAATAAACTTTACTTTCATATTTTTTTAAATTAGGGGAGAGCCTAAACCCTCCCCATGATTAACAATTAACAACTTATGAAACAAACTATCTTAAGTAGTAGTCATATCAGTTATATCGCCTAAAGCATTAGGTTGTAATACGGTTGAATCTAAGAACGAGTTCATAGTTAATGAAATCTGTCCTGTTCTTGCCTTAGTGTAAGGGTCAACGATTAACTCAACGCCACCGAATTGACCTGTTACAACTTGACTGAAATCTCCAAACACGATAGCAGATAAACCGCCTGTAGTAGTTGACTTAGCAAGGTTGCTTGGTACGTTAGCAGTAACGCTTACTCCGTATCCGTCAATTACTCCCATTTGTGATTGGAATAATCCATTATAACCCATAACGAATGCGCCTGAACCTGAATCTAATTCAGTCTGTTTCAACTTAGCAACCACTTTAGGGTTAGTTAAGAATCTGCGGTTTACGTTACGGCCATCTGAACTTAATACAGTTTGGATTAACTCAAGTAACTTAGCATAAGTAGGAGCGGCACCTGTAGCACCTAAAGCAATAGTTTGAGTTACGCTAGTCAACAAACCTGTTGGCTCGGTTGAACCTGCGCCATTGATTACTGCTTTTTCAAATTCTACCGCCATAGATTGAATCATATTGTTTAATATGAATCTATCAATTGAATCGTTAGTTTGAATCATTAATCTGCGTGAAATATCACAAGCAGCGTATAACAATTTAGGTCTTAATTCACGAGCGGCAGTAGTTGCATCAGTTGGAGTTTGAGTTCCAATTTCAGATGAAGCCCAAGCGCTAGTAACTGAGCCTGTAAAACCAATCATATCGGTATTAGCGGCTAATCCTGTTAGAGATTGAACGCCTAACTCGTTTAGAACGGTTGCAGCAAATAAAGCTTCAAAGAATCCAACCTTTTCAGTCGGTATAAAGTTACCTCCAGCGGTTGCAGTTGAAGTAACCATTGCACGCTTTTCTGATTTAGAATAAATAGCGTTGATTACATCGTTTGAAAGATAAACGCCTCCACCTGTTGAACCAATAGAACGAGCTTCTGCGGCACTTTCTTCTACTAATTCTTTTTCTAAACCTGATAGACGCTTTTCGCCAGCTTCTAAAACTAACTTAGTCAAAGATACTTTTCCCATTTCTCTTTTTTCGTTCGCTTTAGGGTCGAATCCGCTACCATTAGCACCTGCCTTACGAGCTTCTGCCGCTGCTTGGTCTGCTTCGTTTTTCTCAACCATTAACTGAGCTTCTACGGCTTTGTTAAGGTTATCTCTTTGCTCGAATAATCCGATTAACTCTGAGTTATCGGCATCGTTACGAGCTTCTTTTTTTGAAAGTTCTGCAATCTTTCCTTCAACTGCTGACCTCTCTTCTTTTAAGTGTTTACTTGATTTTATCATGATTTTTTAATTGATTTAATTTTAATATCTAAAATGCTTAATCCGCGTTGCTCATTTGTTTGCTTTGCTTGGCGTGATTTAAGTTCTACGGTTGTCTGTGAATAAGCAGGGTTCAAGACAGGTGCAACATCGTGAAGAGTGTTTATCTTAGTTATAACTCTCAATTCATATTGATAGCCATCTTCCTCTTTATAGTTTTCAGTCCAAGTCGAAGTTGAACCGCTAAACTCAAATGATGAACCTCTAACAATTCCTAACTTTATGTTTTCAGCACACTTCTCGCCATCTTCATTCATTGCTCTGAATGAGTATTTAAGGCCTTTTTCATCTACCATTAACATAAGATTATTAACGCTTCCTGTACGCGCTAATGGATAGTTAGGGTCATGGTTAAACTTAGCCACTACGTCTGACATATCGCATCCGTTAAGAGCGTTTCTTTCTATCTTTTCATACCAGCCATACCCACGGCCACCGATGAATGTTTCATAGTCAAACAAAAGCGCATAGCCTTCAATCATTGGATAGGTTTGTTCTCCCTCCATTTCTTCTCGTAACTCTACGTTACCTTGTATGCTTCTTATCTCCTTTTCCATTACTTAATATTATTATTTGAATTGCCACTTCCAGAGCCGTCAACGCTTGCCAAATCTACTTGTTCTGGTTGAACTTGCTTACCTTGCCAAAACTCCTTTACTTGATCGCTTGGTAGCATATTAGCAGGTAAATAAGTTACGTCTAATTCAATCTGGTCTATTGTATTGTGTCCGAACATTGTCCTAGCTTCGTTAGGTTTCAAAGCACCTACCATAAACATAGTTTTTGCTCTACGTTCCTGGGCTTGAGAATCCCCTTTTAATAGCATAAAAGTATCAAACCTCGGCACTAAAAAAAACTTCTCATTCTCCTTCAAAAGTTTAGCTCTTATCTCTTGTTCTAATCTAGTAATCCAAGGCATTAGGCAGTCATTAACATAAGCTATTTCTTGAGCTTCACTTGTTGCGCTTGTATCTTTTTGTAACTTAAATAAAGGCATTCTAAACCAACGCGCTATATCTGCCACGTTAAAATCTTGTGATTCTATAAATTGTGCTTCGTTATTAGTTACCGCTATGCGCTCAACTTCAACTCCTGTACCTGTTGCCGCTACTGCATCCGCTTCAAACGAACGCATAAAAGATTCTTTAGCCTGCTTTAGTTTGGTTTCATCTTTTATACCAGCGTACTTTAACAATAAGTTAAAACCACCTTTAGAAAAGAATTTAGCGCCAAATTGTTGAGTAGCTATTGCCTTACCTATTGATTCACTTGCGTAACCTACCACACTCTTACCTATGTAGCCATCTCCCATACCTCTGATATGAAGTATTTCGTTGCCTGTAAACGTGCCGTTAATCTCTGCCGTTGTATCTAATACAACATAGTACATTTTACGATTCTTTAAAACAGGAGTAACGCATTCATCCCTTAACCAATATAAATTTATAGGAGTTGCATCCGCATCACGCTCAATAAATGCGTAACCATTGCCACGAATTAAAGCGCTCTTTAATAAAGTTTGAGTAAATACTATTGGAGTTGTAAACTCGTTTGGTCTAATAGAGAAAAGTCGCGCGGCAGGGTTGCTCGGCAACATATAATAATTTTTGTCCTTACGAAGTAAAACCTCAAAAGGTAACTTAGCTATGTCTTCGCTAATTGCATTAACACACTCATAGAATGAGCTAATAGTTAATGAGCTTTCTGGAGTTACCGCAACTCCCGCCTTGTTATCAAATAGGCCAAACCACGAAGATAATTGTGTAGAAAAGTCTGTGAAATTAGCAGGCACGCCACTAAACGAGGATATACTCCTTTGCTCGCCTTTGTTCTTGCGATAACTAACAAACTCTTTAATGTCGGTTACTATCCCCATAATGCGTACAAATGTAATACGCTAATTTATGATGATAATCAAATTACAATAACATTTTCAAATTATGTTATTCACTACCTATTAGCTTTGTTCTTGTAGTATTGAGTTTTATTGCTTCTAAACGATTCGTAAGTAGTGTACAAAGGTTTTCCATTGTCTTCGTAAAACTCCGCCTCTAATTGCCTCCAAGCCTCTTCTTGTTTCAAGTCCTTACTAAGTTCAAAGTGCCTAAAGAAGTACTCTTTTTTGTTTGTGATTTTTGCTCTCATACGAATA